ATCAATGACTTAGACAATCAAGTATCTCGAATTGATGGAAGTTTAAGTCGTATCAATGGAAAACATTAATGGATAGTTTAAAAGTTTCAACTGGAAGTTTTGGAAGTATGGCAATAGTCTTTATGGATTTATTACCATACTTTTTAGGTATTACTATTGCAGTAATGAATATCGTATACTTGTATTATAAAATCAAAAAAATAAAGGAATCGTAATGGACTTTAAAGCAATGTTAATGGAAATGGCTGAAGCGCAAGCAGATAAAATGCGCGATGAGGCTATGAAACAAATTAGTTCTGATGAGTTTTCTGAAATGTTAGCTACTAAACTTAATGAAAAAATTGACATTCCATTTGTTAGTGAGGAAAAAGAACAAGAGTTTTTTGAGAAAGCTATGGATTTACTTACAGATGTTTTAGGTGGATTTTTTAAAGGCAAATAATGGCTGTACCTGCACGAGTTCAATCTACAATGCGCAGACTAGGACTGCGCGGAGTGAATAAACCAAAGCGTACTCCTGGACATAAGACCAAGTCACATGTAGTGATGGCAAAGTCTGGTAGCAGATATAAATTAATACGCTTTGGTCAGCAAGGAGCAAAAACCGCTGGTAAGCCACGCAAAGGCGAGTCTGCACGTATGAAAGCAAAGCGCAGGTCATTTAAGGCAAGACACGCAAGAAATATCGCCAAAGGCAAGATGAGTGCAGCTTACTGGGCAAATAAGGTGAAATGGTAATGAAAGTAAAAGGTGTTAGTGTAACAGGATTAAGTAAACGTCAGGTCGCAGCAATGCGCAGACACGCAAGACATCACACTGCAAAACATTTACGATCTATGGTGATAGCAATGCGTAAAGGAGCAACATTTAGTCAGTCACATACCAGTGCAATGAGGAAGGTGGGTAAATGAGAAAAAAGAAAAGATCTAAATCAAGAGTTAATGAAGCGGGTAACTACACCAAGCCTACGCTTCGTAAAAGATTGTTCTACCGAATTAAGGCTGGGTCAAAAGGAGGTAGAGCTGGCCAATGGTCAGCTCGACATTCGGAAGGCGCAATTATTAGCAAGAGCATATAAAAAAGCAGGTGGTGGATATAAGTAATGGCACTTAAAAAATCACAGCGAAGTTTAAAGAAGTGGACCAAACAAAAGTGGGGATATGTCACAAAAGGTGACGAGAAGAAACCGCGCAGGAAACGTGGTAGGTATTTACCTGAGAGTGTACGTAAAGGTTTGAGTAAGTCACAAAAGGCTTATGAGAACAGGTTAAAGCGTGCTGCAAGCAAACGAGGTAAGCAACGTGCTAAGTATAGTAAGAGAACAAGATCAAAAGTAAGGAGTGCAAGATAATGCCATATCATAAATCACATGGAAAGAAAAAAAAGAAGAAGAAAAATAAAATGGGTAAAATGAAGAGAATGAAACGTGGTCGATAAAAAGCAAATGCGCGGCATCATTAACGATGTCCTACAGAAACTAGGCGAAAAATACGCAGATCCTAAAGCCTTAGATCTAGTATATAATACTGGTTTAGTGGAGTCAAAATACGTTTATCTAAAGCAAATCAAAGGTCCTGCTGTTGGTTTTGCACAGATTGAACCTTGGGTGGGTATTTCTATGATTCAGGACTATTTGCAGTACAGAGAGAAATTAATGAAAAAGGTAGCGGATGTATGCAAGATAGATTGGAAGTATTTTATTGATCCACAAGAAGAGGACTGGCGTTATATTTTAACAGTTAATATTGCCGCGCAAATTGTTTTTTGCAGATTACATTACTGGCGAGTACCTAAGTCATTACCAAGAACTTTGGAAGAACAAGCACAACAATGGAAGGTCTTTTATAATACTGCAAAAGGTGCTGGTACGCCAGAGAAATTTATTGAAATAGTTAAGAAATATGGATGATTCGCAGAAAATAGATCGATTAATTGAAATAATGTTAGAGCTAAAAGAATTAGCAATGTCACTAGATGATCCACGTAATGATCAAGACACCATCATAGCAACGATGCTTGCACTAATTATCTGCGTAGATATACCAGATGTCACCATTTTACCTAATAATATGAACATAGGAATTGCATTAGCATGAGTTATTTAACCGCATTTTGTAATATAACAACCGATTTACAAGCAATTGTTAGTGATATAGATCGATATGATCGTAAAAGAGTTTTAATGTCTAATTGGAGCAATCCTAGTAGCAATCTTTATCGGCTAAGTAACACAGGATATATAGAAAATTTATACAAGGATGGAGTAGAAATGACTAAGGTTACCGATACTCCAAACGCAGATAACGAATTTAAATATACCGAATCAACTGACTCTGTTGATTTCTTTTTAGCATCTAGCTCAGTATCTGCACTTAACTCTAGCGTATTTGAAGCAGGTCAGGATTGGGAAGACCTCAAGAATCGTGTCGTAAAAGAACAGGCAGATCATATGCGCAGTTATTTAAATAGACCAATCTA